ACGAGTGATCAGTTATCGCCAGTAAACTTTCGAGGGAGAACTAGAATCGAAGCTGCAATAGCAATGCTTAGCCCACGCAGAAAGAATTGCGTCGAGAGATGCCACGGCTGGCGATGGCACATCGACGGCAAACACCACGAAACATTTCTTTCCGTTTTGCCTAACGTTGTGTAGTCGTAACTTCTTCCAGATAGGGCGGTCTTACGCACCATAAACCGTAAGAAAGTCAGGCTTTCGCGGCGTGGATTAGGTCGGCTTAAAGCCTGCTTTTGCTTACCATTTTCCACTAGCACAAGACCCCATAAGCACTGTAAAAAACCAAAGCCCCACCGTAACAAGTGGGCTTTTTATTGGCCCAGTCCGGCAGGCAGCGAAATCGGCCCGCACTTCTGGCAGGCGAGGGCGACGAGCTTGTGGGCGGAGTAGCCAGCGAGGCCGGACTCCCTGCACGTTGGGCAGCGGACAAGCTGCGACGGCTGCCAGTCGATGAGCGCGTAGGCCCTGAGATCGGCGGGATGCACGCTGTCGCGGTCTGGCAGGCTCATGCTTTATCGGCCTCCTTTTTCCATTTCCAAAGCTGGTAGCTGATGCCGATTATCAGCGATACCATTCCGAGGATAGCGTTTAACTGTGCGATGGTTAATCCGGTTACGGTCAGCCAAAGTGCGGAGAGGAGGTGGCGGATTCGGTCCATGTGTTATTTTTTAGAGGTGTAGCGGCTACCAAGCCACCAGAAGATTGCGGTGAATGCGGCGAATTGGAGTTCGGACACCATGCCCGCTTGCACCTCCTCGGGTGCTTTGAAATAGGCGAGTGAAAGGACGCCGAGCAAGGCCCAAGTGAGGCCTGGGCGCGTGAAGGCACGCAAAGCTTCGACGATGCCAAGCAGGGATGCCACCCAGCGTGCCGCGCCTGCGGGGATGGGGATTGCGTCGTTGGTCTTTTGCGAAGCGGTGAAGGCGTCCCAAGCGGATTGCTTTTCAGCGGCGGCGACCTTGGCGTTCATCAGCAGGATTTCGACCTCGGCGTTTTTCTTTTTTTGCCAAGTCTCGAAAAACCCAGTGCCGAGATGAAGGAGCGAGCCGACGACGCCGCCGCCCGCTGCGTTGAATAGGATGTCGATGAGGCTCATTTTTTGAGTAGGTAAGTTTTGACGACGCGCCCGACGAAGGTCTCGGCGGTGACGCGGGTGGAGTCGTAGTGCGAGTTATTGAGGCCCGTGGCAGTCCATCCCTCGGCGGTGAGTTCGGCGAGCTGGTGGACGACGTTGCCCGAGGGCGTGCGGAAAACGACGAGGTCGCCTTGGCCCAGCACGCGGAAGTCACACCGCTCGATCATGCACCACGCCACGCGCCCCTCGCCTGCGGGGATGTAGGGTTGCATCGAGCCCGTGCCGAGGACGGCGACGAGCGGGTAGCCCTCGCGCAGCATGCCGTCGATTTCATGCGGCGCGACGGTGGATGAGGGAGGCAGGGCTTTGACCATGTTACGGTGACGTTGGATTTCCTCTGCAACGATGACGGCCATGACCGCAGCGCCGAGGCAGGCGAGGAGGGCGATTAGGAGGAGCTTCACGAATAGGAGGCGGCGAGGGTGAACAGTCCGTCGATTTGCGCTGGGCTCATGCCGAGGGCGGCGGCCATGGTGTTGAGCGTGGCGTCGTCGCGCTTGACCTCGGTGGCGTAGTCCCATGCATCGCGGGCGTCCTGTGGCGCGGCGGCGAGGGCGGCCTCGACCATGCCGCGCATACCCGATGCGTTGATGGCGCGGCGGATTTGCAGCGGAGTAACGGGCGAGGGTGGCGGCGCGGGCGAGCGGTACGGGTTGGCCCAGAGCAAGGGCAGCTCGGCCTCGACGTTCTCCTCGTTGGCCGTGGTCGGGGATTCGAGGCCAATGCGGTTGTCGATGACGTAGCTGTTGCCCGAGATGCCCGTGACGTTCACGTGGACATCGGGCGCGACCGTGACGGTCATGGGCCAAGGGGAGATTTCGATTTCAGTGAGTGGCATGGTATTAGTTGGCGCGGTGACCCATGATGGTGGTGCGGACGACTGCGGTGGAGTTGGAGCCCACCCAAAACTCGTTTGAAGCGGCCTTGCGCGTGACGAGTGTGGTGGGGTTGATGCCTGCGGTGAGTGCGCCGCTGGCCTTGTACTGCGAGCCTGCCGAGTCGCTGCCGATGGTGGTCGTTGGCGTGCCCGTGGTGGTCTGCTCGATCGTGTTGATGATGTCGGCGGTCGAGTCGATCAAAGCGCCTTCGAGTAGGCGCTGATTGCCGTTCGCCCAAGTATCGGCGCTGATGCGCCAATCGCGTTTATCCGTCACCGGAGTCACGCCGACGAGCCGAGCCTGATTGCCGCCGATGGTGGTCGCGTCGTCGAGGACGGCGATGGGCTGCACTACGGGCAGGGAGAGGGCGCCGCCGAACATGATCTTCACGTTCTTGATCGAATAAGTTCCAGTCCCTGTGTCTTCGATGCAAAAGCGGTGACCAGTGTAAAACTGCGCGGGAACAAACCCCTGCAAGGTAAAGGTTCCATTTCCGCTAACTAGCCCATTGGAAACAGGCGTATTATTAACGTCAATAAAGGCCTCTGAAGCGGCTGACATAGACCAGTTTGCGATTGTAAACTGAACGACAATATATCGACCATTTGCGACATATGTACCACCAAAGTAAAAGTCAGCTAGCCGAGTTCTGCCCACACCAGTTACGGTTACATCCAATTCAGAGTTTGCATTATCAACGGCAAGCGACCCGTTCGCGCTTCTATCCCAATCCGTTCCAGCTGCGCTGAAAACGCTATTGCGAGAGGTGTCCGTGATGCGTTGCTGCATACTCCCACCCGCGACCACCCAAGCCGGATACTTGCCCGTCGAGCGGTGAAACGCACGGTCGGCGTCGGTCAGAGAACCGAGAATAAAGCAGCCCACGGGCGCGGGGCCTGCGGGCCAGTTGTAGCCCGTCAGGTGGTAGGTCGGCGTGAATCCAGTAGAAGCGAGCCAGTCGGGGATGCTTGTCCCAGATGTTGCGTATGTTCCTAGGCTAGTTATATCTACGTCATCGACTTCAATATACGGAGACGATGTGCCAGCCGTAATCTTAATTCTCAGTTTTATGGTTCGTCCCGAGTATCGCGTGCGGAAGTCAGACAATTGCCATTCCCGATTAGCGAAACCATTAGTGCTCAATCCGCTCTGATTTAGACTAAACTCGTTTCCCGTTTTTCCGTGGTTATTTCCAAAAAAGTGCGCAGTCAAACACGAGTCTGTAAATGTAGGCCATACGCCGGGTGTTGCACTAGGGCCCACATGAAAAACACGATTTCCTTGTCCCGATGGAAATGCGGTCGTTGGTATGGCAAGTATACCAACCCACTCCAGCGTAGCCGCGCCCGCCACCCAGCCTCGCGGGTTGTTCACCGCGTCGAACGGGCCTTGTATCTGCGCACGGTTCGGCGTTGCGCCGTCGCTGTTCAGGTAGCCTTGCGGGGAATAGGCCGTAAAAGCGGACTGGATGGCGGCGTCGGCTGCTGCCAGTGCTGCGGCTGCCGTGGTCTTCTCGCTGTCCAGCTCGTTTAGCGCCGCCTGCACGGTCGTAGCCGCGATGTTGCCTGCGGGCGTGTTGGTGACGGTGGAGGCTGTCTGGTCGCCCGTGTTCGTTCCCGAACTGGTCCCGCTGAACGTGCCCGACTGGGTTGCCAAGGTGCCAAGGCCGAGGTTGGCGCGAGCGGTGGCTGCGTTGGCGAGGTCGGACAAGTTAGCGGATTTATCGGCTTTAAGAGCCTCCGCAGCCGTGGCGCGGGCGGTCTCGGCGGCGAGATCAGACGCGCTTGCAGCACCGAGCGCCGTCCGCCCTGCCGCCGCGCCCTCCGACTCCATCAGCGCGTTCGCAAGCGGCGTCCCGTGGTAGTGAGTCGACACCAAAATTTGCCCTTGGTTCGCGTGCACCCGCAGCACGTAGCCCACGCGCATGATCCGCTGCGCCTCGCCGCTCGGCTGCGTTGCGGTGAGCGCTCCTGCAACCGTTGGCGAAAGCCACAGCTCCGCGCCGTCCGTAAAAGCCGACGTGTCGAGGTCGCGCACGATGCCCGCCACCGTCACAAAGCCAAAGGCGTTATTCGCAATCCCGCTAGATGTGGTCACAAGCCCGATCATCTTTTGCGCCGTCGAGCTGTTGGCCGTAGCCTTCGCCACCGTCGGGCGCTGCCCCGTCGCGCCCGTGACGTAAACAGCATCGCCATTTACAAGCGCCACGCCCGACGCGTTGCGCACGTAAACCGTCTCCTCCTGTCCGAGCTGCAAAGCCACGCCGCCCTCGGTCACGATCTCGGCGGTTTTGTCCACGTCGTTCCAGCGGATTAAACCCGTCGCTGCCGTCGGAGCTGCGGCGGTGTCGAGCTGTAATCCAGACAAGGACGTAACGCCCGCAGCACTACGCTGCACGATGCGGCCAGCGGTGTTCGCGCTGGTTGATCCGTGCGTCGTCGTCAGGGCCGCATGGGCGGCGATTGCCGAAGTCGTAGGCGTGGAAACGGGGAGCGTCGATAGCTCGGCGGATTGGCCGTCGTTAAGTTCGATGCGGTCGCTAGAAAGCGGGGTAGCTTTGAGTGTGAGGCCGTTGATTGTCATGGGAGTGTGCGGACTTCGACGGTTGCGAGCGTGCGATATGTGCCGTCAGGGAGCGTGCGGATTTTTGAAACTGGGATTGATGCCGTGGCCTTGAACTTGGCAGAAGGTCGAAGCCATTTAATTGCGGCGGTTATGGCCGTGCGATATATGACAGCCTTCATCGGTTACAGCGCGACGGCCTTGAGTTGCCCGCCTTGCACGCGCAGTAGTTCGCCGGTGCTGAACAAGCAACGAAGCGTGTAGTGGTAAACCTGATTCACGGCGAGCAGCGCCGTCTTGGCGGCGTCGTGGTGCACTTGGCCGATGCCAGACGCGGCGGTGATAATCAGGATTTCGTTTGCGGCCGAGGTAAGCGAAAAAATGGCGTCGGCATCCGCGTCAACCTCGCTCGCCTTTACGACGAACTTGAAGGTGCATCCGCTAATGTTCACCGCTTCGCCAGCGCTCTCGGGGTCAATCACCGTAAAGGACCAAATCGGGGAAGACCCGACGGCCAAGCAAAGGTTCGATGTCGCGCAACTCATGTCCCCACTTTTTGGATACGCGCTTGCGTGTCAAGGGTGCTCGATCAAACCAAGGTGTAAAAAGTTGATGTCGCGGTAAGACCTCCTCCTGTAATAGGCATAAAGTCGCCGATTCCCTCCATATACCCCGTACCATACCAATTAAGAGTGTACCCAAACAGGCTAAATGTTCCGCTTCCGGTGCTGTCGTCCTCACTGGAAATTATGTAAACGTTAAAAAAAAAGGGTTCACCCGGGAAATACTCACCAGCAAAAGTCCTAGCGCCAAAGAAAAACAGGTAATAAAGTCGCCACTCGGAGGATACGTAGGCTATTTTAAAGGTCGCGTAGTAATTCCACCCATCTTCACTTCCACCTGCACTATCGCCACTCCCATCCAAGAACTCGAGATCGGTTAATGCGACCCTGTCAACTGGCTCGACAGAATTAGTGACCGTATGAACCTCGCTTAATGTTGCCGTAATTGGAGGATACGGGGTCTGTGGATACTCTGAAGAACCCGTGGGCGTGAAAACAACCTCTTGAAGCAGCCACCACAACCGGCACGCCTCGGCTAATCCTTCGTCGCCGCTGGTTTCGGTCAGCGTCACGTATTTATAGCCTCCGCCTGGCCATGTCGCCGCGTCCCGATTGAACGGGAACGGGCAGCGCTTGTCAGGCCCCCTGTATTTGAATGTCGGAGACGTCGGCACGTTAATCAGGATTGTCGGTCAGAAAATTGCGCGTCGTCACCACGCCGCCGTCGTACACGGTCCACTCCTCTGGGCCGTAGCCGTCAGGCAGTCCATCGCCGCCGCCTCCCGCGTCAGGCGGCGCGCTGCCGTCAATCACGATTCGGTTGTCCGACACGCTCACCTTCACTCCGTTCGTTCCTTCCATGCTTTCAACCGCACGCAGGAATTTAAGCATCTGGTTGATGCGCACGCGGAAGATATTAAACGCAGCCGGTGCCTCTGAAATGTCTTCTGGTAGTGACATGGCAATTACATTGCACGGACCATTAACGTTGCACGCTGAAGGATGTTCCCCTTGTAGGTTGAAATGTTTGACTCGGCCACAACGAAATCTCCCGCCTTTATCATTGCGATGTACTGCGTATCAGTTGGGGCAGTTAATGGGCTAAGTGTGTTGGCTAAATCCGCAAAATCGGAAATTGATTGACCTGTGGTAACCAGAATGGGGTCGAAAGATTTTTCAGGCGTGAAATCATCAAATGCAGTAATTCCAGAAGTAACACCAGGAAGCGCGTAATCGTACCGCATATAAGAGGTGGTTTTCACCTGCTTGGTGGCGCGGTACGGCAGGACTTTCAAAGCATTACCGTAAACCAACGAGTTACTAAATAATACCGAGCCAATGACGCTGAACGTGTTAGTGGTAACAGCTGTTACTTTATAGTTTGTCGCCGTAGATGCATCGACCCCGGAAATCGTGCAAGTTACCCACATAAAGATTGAGTCGTCCACGAGGTATCCATGCGCCGTTGAAGTGAATGTTGCAGTGTTTCCCGAAACAGAACACGCCGTTAGTATTTTGGTTGATCCGGCAACACCAGCAGGAAGTCCGACCATTTGAAAAAGCGTGCTTCCGTTTGGCTCGGTGCGAATTGCTGGGATGTTCGACCACTTGCGCGTGAACGAAACCAGCCCCGATTCTGCCTCACTCAAGTCGTAGTCTCCAATGCAATACGCATCGCCAATCGACACCGGCGAGCCAGAGAAATTGGCGTCCGTTGCTGGCACAAAAACAGCGCCGAGCGTCGGCGGCACGTAGCGGTCAGCCAACTGGTACAGCGTCTGATGCACCTCCTTGGTCGCGTTATCGCCTACATCCGCGAATGGGTAAACGATCTTTGCGGGACGGTCAAAAACGGGCGATGTGGTAACGTGGGATTCGTATGACATGATGTGTATTGTTTATCCGCTCTTTGGCATCAGCAGCTTCTCGATTCGCTCTAAAATATCCTCGGGCTTTTTCCCTTGGTTGTCTTTTATTACTTGGTTTTCCGCTTTTGTCTTTTCCGTGCGCTTGGCGTCCTCCTCGCTGATAACGACGCCGTTTCGCATGAGCTGGCCCTTCTCGTTGCGCGTGCGTCCCGTGCCTTCGCCAGCCAAGTCCATCGGCTGCCCTTTTCCGCCGCCCGCCTTCTCGGCGTTAAGCTCGGCGTATTTCAGACGCAGGTCGCCCAGTGCCTTTATGTCTTCTGCCGCCTGCGTCCTTTGTGCCTTCGCGTATGCCTCTTGCCCCTTCTTTTTAGTCTCCGCGATCTTCTGCTCAAGCGTGGCGTTCACCCAAATGTGATTGTAGCGCGCCTCGGCTAAAGCGGCCTCGTCCTTCTCCTGTTTTTCCACCCACTCTTGATGGGCGTTTTGCATCTTCTCAAATTCGGATTGACGCTCTTGGCTCAGTTTTTTCTCAAGCTCGCCAATCTCAGCGTTGAGTTTTAGCACGGCAACAAGTGAGCCAGTGTTATCCTTCACCGCCGCTTCGGCTGCCTTGCGTTGCTTGTTCAGCGCTTCGAGCTTTTGATCGTCCGTCATTTTTGACAAAGCCGCAGCCGCCTGAAGCGCGGCGATTTCATCGGACTCTTTTTTTAATGATGCGTCAGCCTCGGCCAACATCCGTTTCTTTTTTTCATCCGCCGCTTTCTTCTCGGCATCCGCAGTGGTCTTCACCATTCGCGCCTGCGCGGTTTTTGATTCCTCTATTTCGGCCTCTAACTTTGCAATCTCACTGAGTTGATCGAGTGATAGCTCGCGCATCTTTATGCCGCCCGCCTCGCCACGATTCCCGTTAAATTGGTACTCGTTTGCCTTCTTGATTTCGGCAATTCTGTCCTCTGCCGCCTTTTGCTTTTCGCCCTCAATCTGTAGATCGGTTTTTCCTATATTTAGGCGCTCCATTATCGACTTGAGCCCACGCGCTTCGTTGTCGGCTATCGCCTTTGTGAGTTCAGCTATTTTCTCGTAATGCCCACGGATAGCATTCACGCCAGCAGACAGCGCCGCCACTCCAATCGCCGCCACGCCTAAGCCCGGAATAAGCCCAGCCGCAGCACCGGCAGAGCCGAACGCGCCCGCCAATTTCTTTACCGTCTCAATCGCTTTCGGGCCGCTTGATGTGACTTTGTCGAGCATCCCGCCGCCCTGTGGCTGTGCCTTGGCGATGCCTTGCACTGCGCGCTCGTAAGCCTTGGTTGCCCGTGTGGCCTGCAACATTTTCGCCTCAACCTCTGAGACGTCGGCCCCAAACTTTGCTTTGATGCTAGCCATTTTTAAAATGTCTCTCTGCGCGTCGTAGCGCGTTCATTTTGCCGAGATAACGGCGGTTTACTTGATCGGTTAATTGGTCTCCGCGATACTCGGGATTGGTGGCCTTGCGGGCGCGGGCGAGCCACTGCCAAAACTGCGCAAGCGGAATATCGCGCAGCGCCTCGAATGTCCACGCGGGGAACTCCGCCATTACCTCGCCAGCCATGAGGATTTGCACGTTTACACGCGAAGGGTTGGCGGGGTCTTCCGACGTTGTGCCCGTTGAGAATCGGCCTGGCATATCCACAAAGCCGCGCTCAACGTGCTGCGTCACCGCGTAAATGATAAACCGCTCGTCGTAACCGCATGCACGCAAGGTCATGTTTGCGCGGAATCCCCGCAGAAACTTGGCCCTGCGTGACCCTTCCGGCACGCCAAGCCAATCAGCGCGCAGAATCCAAAGGGCGCGCAACGCATCCGCACACGTCACCTCGCCACCGCAGACAAGCGGGGACTCGATGGCGTCGAGCACCGACCACGTTTTGAGCGTGATCGGCAGCACGGAGCACCCGCAGACAACGTCGGGTAATGCGAAAAGAGAGCTGTCGCGCACCTCGCGCAGTTGCGCCTTCGCTGCGTCGAAGTCCTCGCGCCAGCCCTCGATCTCCGTGAAGGATCGGGGCAGGCCGGTAGTCATTAGACAGCGGCTCCAGTGCGACGGAGCGTAAGGGCGAAGGTTCCAGCGGCAGACGAGCTGAGAGTCTCCGAGACTTGGAAAATGACCCACGCGCTGCCTTGGTAATTCAGCGTGGCGAATTGGGCCGGTGCAGTCTCGGCGGCGTTTTCTCGCTCAATGGTCATTGATGCTTCACGCGGACCAGCGACACGGCGGCATCCACGGTATGACCCGTTTGAATTTTGGAAGTCGGGCCCAACAGCGGAAGCGCCGCTGTCATTAAAATCAGTGACGATGTAAGTGACCGCGCCGATGGTGACATCGGTTGTGACGCCGGAAGTAGTGGGATCGTAAGACATGGTAGGTATTCAGTTTTTGGATACAGTTTAGAGAAAAAAAGGGGTGTTAAGGAGTCGGCCATGCGTCGGCCTTGATCTGTAATTGAACGGCGTAGTTGATCGTAGAAACGTCGAAAGCGTCCTCGCTCACGGCGTGATCTTCTGCGGTGGACGAAATGACCGCGATTCTGTGGTAATTTAGCGCCAGTGCGGTCTTGCCGTTTACAGTGCCGTTAAGCGACCCGCGCAACATGAGCGCCTTGACCTGCGCTACGCGGTAATCGTGGAGCGATGCAAAGCCGGAAACGGGCGAAACCTCGGCAAGCGCGCGCTCGGTGTGAACCTCGAAAATGACGACGCCATTAAACCAATCGTCCTCCTTTTCGCCGGTGTTGGTGGTGGTGCTTGTTGCGCAGTGCCCCGCGCTGCCACCGTGCTGATATTGAACGATTACCTTGCTGTCCGGCTCGTCGCCGGTGTGGCGCGTGCCGTATACGGTTAAGCCATTGGCCGCGCAGTATGCCACGAAGCCAGCTTCGATGTTGGCCTGCGTATCCATGAGGTGCTCTAAGCTGGGGGCTTGCATGGCGGTTTAATTGCGGCGCTTGGATAGCGTCAGCTGGTAGCAGTCCTTTGCCAAATCGGTCCGAACGTCGGTGATTCGATAAACAGTCGAACCCGAGCGGATGCCGTGTTGGTCGGTTTCGTAAATCGTAATGCTGTCTTGGCTCTGCGCTTCCGGCTTGGCCATGCCGAGCGGAAGGGCGATCATGAGTTCGATGTCAGCGGTTTCCTGTGTGTATCCAGAAATCCCTATTTTTCGCTGAAACGAAGGCTCAGAAACGCGGGCCGTGTACTCTTTCCCGCGAAAGAGAACGAGGGACGGCTTGCGGTAAATGTTGGCACTAAAAACCCCTCGGCGAAGGCTGCCGTCGATTGCCGGAATCGTCGAGGGGTCGTACATTGTCAGTCGGCTTGATTAGCCCTTGAGGATGGCGACATGCTCAGGCTTCCACACCTTGGCTTGGTAAAGCGTGGTAATGTCGATCATGTTCATACCATACCCCTTGTATAGCGCGACCTCGTAAACCAGACCGGAAACAGGATCGGTGACGGTCATGCGGTCGGCGGCTTGGTCGCCTCCCATCGGCTGGGCAGGCGGGCGGATAACGAGCTCGATGGCGCTACGGTCAAAGCCAACGTTGCCGGTGAAGCTGTTGGTGACGGTGATAGCGTTATCGTTCGGGATGGCAACGCGCAGGCCGGGGGCGGCAATCGTGATATTGCCAGAGGCGGACGTGGTGCCGGTCAGAACGACGTACTGATTGAGGGTGTCAGCGGCGAAGGTGATAACGTCGCCAGCTTTGATTCCGGTGGTGTTAACCGTGAGCGTGTCTAAGGGGATCGTGGTCACGCCAACCGCAAGACCGCCGCCAGCATTGACGAGCGCGCCGGTGCCAGCGCCCTTGACGAAGGACGTGACGCCAGCGGATTCGCGGAAGGCGAAGCCGTGAGCATTGAGCAGCTCGCCACGGCGGAGGGTGGCGTCGGACGCGGCTTCGTTGGCCTTGGTGAGCTGGGTCAAGGTGCGCAGCTTCGCGCCTGCGGTGGTGTCGATAACCAGCGAAAGATCGCTGAGAGGTGCGCCGTTATCGGCAAGGATTTTCCGAAGCTGCGCGGTGTCGGAAAGGTCGGAGGCGAAGGGAGCTGTGCCAGAGGTGCCGTAGGCGCGGGATGCGCCGAGTTGAGCGACGGAGCCGACGTGGGCCTCGATGGTGTTGCCGATGCGGCGGAATGCCTGGGCAAACATGTTGTCGAGCACGCCCTGATATTGGCCGACGTTGTCGAGTTTCTTAACGTCCTCGCCGCGCAGTGGGACGCGCACGTTGGCAACTTGGCCGATGGTCATCGTCACGTTGCCGATGGTCTGGTCATCGCCCGCAGGGATGGTCATCGCGGGGGTGTAGCTGGTGTTAAGCGTCGGGGCGGCGGTGGTCAGCGAGTTGATGGTGCCGTTGATGCTTACGCCGTCGCTCTCGGAGTTGATGAGAACGGAGGGGATAAAGCCGATGAGCTCGCGGGAAACGGTGTCGCGAGCGCGGAAAATGTTTTCCGCGAAGGAGGTCAGTGTGAGTTCGTTAGCCATGATATTTTAAGTGTAAGTGGTTGGAGTGCTATGGGAAATTATGCGGTGATTTTGCCGCCCGCTGCTACGTGCTGTCCTTGAGCGACGGGGTTGAGCGCGGAGAACTCGGCTCGGGTGATAGACTTCACCTCTTTTGCTTCGTGTGCTCCGGTATTAACAGGGCGGATACCGAAACGTGCGGTGCGCTTGGAAAGCTGGGCGACTTGCTCGGAGAGCTCGCTGTTTTTCTTGGAAAGGTCAGCGGCTTTTTCAGCGTCGGGCTTGAGCGCGGCAATCTCGGCTTTAAGAGCGGCGACCTCAATCACCAGAGCGTCACGCTCGGCAATCAGGGCGGCTTGGTCTTCTTCGGAAAGCTGATCTTTTACGGCGTCAATAACATCCTCGGGTTTGGCCTCGGGGTTTTCGGCAGCGAATTTGACGGCGCGGGCAACGTGTTCGGGATTTTTTCCGAAGGCGGAATGGATGTCTTTGAGTGTGCTCATAAAGTGGGCGTGTGGTGGGTTTTCAACTACAGGTAAAGTGGGGGTGATTTCGTTGTGTATTTGTTTTTCGGATACGTCAAGCGGTGTTTCCTTGCTGAAAAGGGCTTTGTTTGCTGCGGGCGCGGAAACGAAGTCGGCTGACTCGATAGATGTCGGGCGGATGAATGCGCTTCCTCCGTCTTCCGCGTCCTCTAAATCGTGGTAAATCGAGACGGAAACGCCGAAAGATTCCGGCGCGGTCATCGACAATTCAAAGAGCGTGTCGTAGGCTTGGCGGTTGTGGTTCTTGAATGCTTCGAGCGCCTTGAATTGCGAGGCACGGAGAACGCCTTTTTCGGCGTCGATGTAGATTCCCGAGAACACTCCGACGACCTCCGTTGGCGCGGGGTTGTAGGAGTGGTTCAAAAAGGCTTTTACGCTCTTGCCTTGGCTCAACTGAAAGAGCCCTTGCAAGGTGCCCAAGTCCACGCGGCAGTCGTGGCCCGCAGCCTCGCCAATCGACATAAGCGCGACGTTGCGGAGGATGCCATTTTCTGGGTCGACGTTGGTGAGTTGGAGCGGCTCTGCGTTGTAAAATTGAACGAGGGGCATAAATTATAGTTGGGTTTGTTCAGCGTTAAACGCCTGCTCGTAGTCATCGGCGTAGGTCTGTAGTTGCGCCCCTAGGGCCTCCCCCGTGGCCTGCGTGGTGATAAGCTGCGGGAAGGTTAAGGCGTTAAACGCCACCTCGATCTCGTAGTACGGGGCCAAATCCGTTTTGATTTGTACCTCGGCGCTCATTAGGTGGTGCGGCTGAGGATGACTTTGACCTGTCCGGCTGCGACGGCGGTGGTGTCGGTGTCGGCAACCGCCCCCGTGATCGCGATGCCGAGGCCGAGTGCGAATCGGTAGCCGTTAAAGCCTGGTGAGATTTGCGCGACGCCAGGGACACCGGCCACTGCGGCGGGGACGGGGATAATCATCACGGGAACATCTGTGCCGACTGTGGGCGCGGTGGCTTTGTTGTAGAGTTTTACGAACGCCGCACCCGCTCCCGTGTTGGTCGTATAGACGGATTGGAGGCCCGTGGTGGCTGCCGATAGATTGGCCCCGTTTGTGGTTGCGGCGCTGTTGACGACGTAAGCCGTGGGGGCTGCGGGGGTGCCCGCCGTGGTAATCGTTGTCACGGTGCCTAGTGTACCGCCCCCGATGAACGCCGGAAATGCTTTCGACTGGTCGTTCGTGCCCGCCATGCGTGGGCTCACGTCGAAGCGCAAGGCGTCCATCACGTTGACGAGGTGGATGCGCCAATCAGTCGAGGAGGCGGGGACGCCCGTATTCTCCACGATGATACAAAGTTTGTATTGGCGGTTCGGATTAAGGAGCGTGCGGTCGTAGCCGAATTGCCCGCCGGTGTTCGTGATTACGTTCATGCCCCATGCGCGAGCGTTGATTTTGTCCCGCTCGAACATTAGCCCGAATGTCGTTGCCGTGAGGAAATCAGGCGCGGAGCCGGTGGCTAAGGTCGTGAAGCCGGCACCGAAATTGGTTGTCAGTGTCGAGATCGCGCTGGCTGCGGCACGCACTAGGAGCGTGCCGCTCGTTGCCGTGGTGCCGCTAATTTCTTGCATGACCGCATTACGCGCATTAAGCACGCCGGGGGCGGCTGCATAGGTCGTATCAACCACCACCGCGCCAGCGTCATCCACCTCGACGAAGCCGATCCTGAACGCGTTGTTGGCGATGCGCTGCGAGGCGGTGATTTGGTAACGCACCTCAACGGGCGCGGAGAACGTGGAGCGGGAAAGAATAACGGTCACTGCGCCGTCGTCCACACCGCTGGCGATGTTGACATACGGCGAGCTGCCCGCAGCGGCTCCACCGAGCGGGCCGGTGATCGCCATGCCGGTGCCCGTCTGCACCACCTCCCAATTGCCTGTGGGGCTGGTGTCGAAGTCGCGGAAATTCTCAAAGAATTTCTCGCGGGAAGTGCCGACGAGCATCTTGCCGCCGATGGGTTCGTATGCGGCGTTTGCGTCGTAGGGTATGAGTGTATCAGGATTAACCAATACAACGGGAGCGATTAGCCTGTTTGGTGAGAGTGCGTCAGCCATGATGTTTTAGATAATTGAAAGTTTGTTTTTTAGACGGGTGGAATTTCTGTTGCGCCAACAACTGGGGAGGCGGTGCCCTGCTCAGGAACCATACTAGCGGCTTCGGATTCGGTGACGCCGAACAGGAGCTTGATGGTGTTGATGCCCTGCTCGCGTGGTATCACCCCTGTGGATACTTGTTGCAAAATCTGGATAAGCGCCTGCGTTCCGCCAATGCCGATTGTCTCGATTAGCGGCTTGGCTGCGGGCGCGATAACCGGCGCGGCCTCGGTGGATACCGGCGCACCTGCAACCGGCGCAATGGCACCAGCACGCGCCGCGTTGGCGTTGGCATTGACCGGAGCTGCGTCGGCATTTGCGAGCGCGTTCATTGCCTCGCTTGCTGCGGTAGCGTTCGGCATGTAGGCCATGATCTCCTTGGAGGTCACCTGTTGCTCTTCGATCTGCTCTTTCGTCGGGGCCGCGTACAGCGCATAAGCCCGCACGTTCTTTGCCCAGCGTACCGCCGAGCGCACGACCTGCTGCTGCACTTGATCGGCAAATTTGCCGTTCTCCGCGCATACATCGTCGAGAGACTTCGACCCGTTTGCCAACGCCGTTCCTTGAGCGAGCACGTGCTTCGTTTCGTCGATCTCGCGGACCACGGGCCACCCGTAGGAAATGTCAGCGATGCCGTCGCCCTCGATTGGGATTTCTCCCGAATCAACGGCGATGGCGGTTTGGCGCTCAATAACACGGTCGCAAAACACTTCCCGCTCGCGGCGAATGTCTTTGAGTACGTCCGTCAAGCGGATGCGGTCAGCGCGCGCGGATGAGTAGTTGCTATTCCGATACCCAACCAAAACCTCCTCGGGGAATAGGCCGGTAGGTGCGCAGATTTGATCGAGCAACATCAGCGCGAACGAGGAAAAGTCCTGCGCGTTTAAACTAGGCTCTATGAGCTTCACGTCCTCACCCACCTCGCCATACATAATCGATCCGTTCTTGATGTCCTGATAAGACGAACGCGCCACGCTTTGCGCTAAGATCGTGCCGCCATTTTGCTCGACCGTCGATGACAGCGCGGACGATTCCGCGAACATGCCAGGGTCAAAGTTCTTCGTGAAGAACATCGACATTGCCGACTGGTTTTTAACCGTCGTTACCTTGGCCTTTATGATGTCGTCAAGGTTTTGAATCTGCGCGATGACCGATGAAAGAATGGGCGAGAATCGGCGCTCCTCGATGCGCATGGGGGTGCCGATGTGGGAAACGAACTCGGCGGGGATAAGTTGCGCGCCGTCCTTTTCCTCGAACGACACAACCGATGACTGAAATTGATCCGTGGTCTGCTTGCGAACGCCAAAGCGGTAAAACAAAGGAACGCCCGTTTCGTCGTAAATAATGCCGTCGATCTCGCCCTTTTCGGGCTTGGCCGGTGATCCGCAAAGCTCTGAAGGGATTAGCTGAACTTGTTCCTCGGCATCTACCGCGAAGACCTCGCCCGCAATGAGCGTCTCCACTGAAATGATCCTGTGCATGCGGTGCCAGCTCCACCCGCAACCGTACATGATCGAGCGCAAACGGCGCTCAAGCGACCGTTCTTTTTGGTCGTTAAAGCCGCCGTCATTTGTGATTGCGTGAACCGTTGGCGAGCCGATTGCCAGCGCGTAGCGGAAGGCCAGCGCCGCCACAACTGGATTGTTGCGCAGTGAGCGGCGCAGGTAGGCGATGATCTTTTTGCGATCCGAAAACGGCAGCATTTCCGTTTCGGGGCGCGTGTTGTAGTCCCATGATCCATACAGCTTGCGCTCGCGGGTGTTGCGGCTCGCCTCGTATTCACCAACAAAATACTTCATCGGCCTGCCGAATCGGTCCAGAATCATTGGGGTGGATGATGCCATTTTTACTCGGGGACGTAGTTGCTTAAATTGATTCCAGACGGCGCGGGGATTTCTCCGCCTGCGGCGATGGCAAGGTATTGCTCACGCATGCGGCGAAGCAGCGTCAACTTGTTGCGCCAACGCGGGTTGTCGTTAAACGTCGCGCTCACTCCTTGCGAGGAATGCGAGTCGCCAAGCCCGTGCGAAACCGCAAGACGGTTTTGGATTTGCCCGATCTCTTCTTCGATCTCGGCAAGGCGGACGGATTGCGACGCAGTAAGGGCCATTGCCCTTTAGTGCGTGCGCGTATTCATTTTGTCAATACTCCGATTAGTGTTGGCGCGGCTTCACGCTCGCCCACGGGTGATACTTGGCGACAAACTTAGCGTCGGAATAAAATCCATTGTCCAAGTGCTGCATGAAGAATCGGCGGCGGGCCGAGATTGCGCTCTCAAGTTTGCGCTGACCGCCCGTTGCCGATGCCAGACCGGAAAAATTGAGAACGGTGATCTCGAAGTTATTTGTGCGTTCGCCGGTGGCGATGACGCCCGCAATCGTTCGGGAGCGATTGGAAATTGGCCGAGCGCGGCGCACAAAGTCGGGGATGCCCTCGGCGTCTCCGCTTTGCAGCTTTTGAATAACCTCAAGCCAAGACCGCGCAGTGATACCTCGGGCGGCGAGCCGGTCCCTGATTCGGTCATCAGTGTCTTGCATGTCTTCATACCACGTACGCTTAAAGTTATTCCAATCATCCTCCTTCACGCGCCACCCGTTGCGGCTGCGGTGCTTGGCGCGTAGTCGATTGACCCCGTTAGGACTGCGGTTTAGTTTCATGCCCTTGGTGCCTCCTTTGCTTGATCCGTTTTGCAAAAATGCAAACCTTCCCGAATCTGGGTTAAACCACCCCATTGGAATTGCTTTTTTAGTTCCGCGCCGCCCAACCATCCATTGCCGCCCGTACTCGCCGCGCCGCCCCGAGACGTTGGTGGTTCCGCCAAAACTGCTGCCACCCGATCCGCGAAACGACGCCACACCTTTTTTGAAAGCACGCGCCTGTACTTCAGCGGGCTTTAAGTGCTTGTGCATCCGCAGCGTTGCGCGGATGATGTGCTTCACCTCGCCTCTGATCGTCTCGGGGACCTTCTTGCGCAGCACGACGGCAAGCTGGCCGAAAAATGTTTCGACCGGCTTAACGTCAACGGTTGCGGTGATCTTCATTGTATCGGATTAGCCGATACGATTGCCGCCGTCAACTCAGCGGTTCGCCGGATTGCGCGCGCGTGCTTCGTGCCGCATTACGGCGACGTTTATTTCGTTGATCTCGGTCTTGATCATGTCGAGGCGCGAGATGAGTAGGAACGGCAAGATGATCCAGGCGATGCCGATTGCCGTCGGGATTATTCCACCGATGATGAGGAGGACTGGCGAAATTCTTTCAATTTTGTTCATGCGGTTGTGATTGTTGTCCGTGACAACATAAGGCAATTTGATTTTTTTTGATTTAGTGCTTGCAATCAATCAAACACGCGGTCAGGGTCTAACTCATGAACTCTGTCATTTCCTTCTCTTGCCCTGCTGGTGAATTTCGCGTTGGTGCTTTTGGCCGCACTTGGTCAAAAGGTTTTGCCGTGGTTCTCGCCACTGGCGGGATGCTCTGCAATGCGGACGGTATCGTTATGTGCTTCCGTACTAAGCGCATCGCCGCAGAGGTTGCGGCCAGCCTATGACCGCAGGGGGCAAACGCAAAGGGGCAGGCCGCAAGGCTGGCCCCGCTCGGGTGGCGGTCACGGTGAAGGTGAACGCATACACTGCCTCACGCTTCCGGCTATATTGCCACTTAACCAAACTCAGCCACGCTCGAGCATTCGAGCGGCTGGTTCGGGATGCCGTCATTGGCTAAACATTGACTCGCCGGTTCCTCCCGCGCCGCGCCGTTGCGACATCGGCACGTAGGCGGGCAGGATTGCGCTCGGTTGCGGGATGGGCGCACGCTCCACGACGATGTTGCCAACGATCCGCTCGGGCTGTGCTTGCGTTTGATTTGCGGCAGGTTCGGGAACCGGCGCAGTCGTTGGCGCGTCTGGCTTCACCATCGCCGCCATTTCCGCACGAATCGCCACCGTGTCGAATGTCAAGCGGCGGTGAGCGGCGAGCGCATACACTCGGATGTCGAGCGGTTCGTTGCGCCGGTTGCCCGCCTCGTAGATGTAATACGGCCGCCCGTGGCTGTACCGCGTCATCCGCTTTTCACTCGTCAACTGGTGGTAAAAGCGCGTGTCGTAACCGTGCCCTTTCGGGAAGTGCATCGAGCCCGCGCCTGGCACCGGCAACATGATGCGCGAATAAATCACCGTCTTAGCTGCCGTGACGCCCACCATCCACTGGTGGACCTTGCGCTTGTTGTTAATCGACGGCTTCCGTTGCATGATCGGGATTTGTTTGCCGATGGTGTTTTGGCCCTTCGACGCGAAAATCCCACGCGACCGGCGGGGGCCGGTGAACTGTAGGACGCGATCTTGCTTTGCCCCCGAATCGATGAACGTCGTCGCTGCCCCCATTACCTTGCCGCTGGGATGCGTGAAGGTTTTCGCAAGTAGCAAGTCCAGCTCCTCCCACACCTTATCCGCCTGCGTGTCGCCGTGGATAACGTGATACCCGAGCCCCCACGTTTCCTCGCCCTCGCCGTATCCAACAAACTCACACTCGATTCGGTCATCCTGCACGTCGGCACCCGCCGCTATGCGCAGCACGCCCGCGGGCAACAGCTCGTCAGGGTTGTAGTCCTCGGCGCGTGCCAGCACGGATTTCTCGTCGAGCTTTTCAAATTCTTCTTCCGAAGGTTCCGCCAAAAAAGTGTTCATCCAAGGCTTCATTCGCTCGGGCCCGCCCGCCTTCGACTCAAGAAAATCCACCGCGAACTCATGGAGCATGGAGGTGAACTGAGGCTTGTGACCCATGAGCCGGTAAAGGCCGCTCAAGTGGTAGCCGCGCCTGCCCTTGAACGGTTGCCGCGCCTGCCAATGCCCACGAACGATTGCACGTTGCCGGTCAAGGTCCGTCCACCGGCAGCCGCACTCGCCCAAGTAATAGGCCGTTTCTGGCATCGCCTTGCCCTCGGCATCTTTGTCCCAACGCACGCCCGCCCATGTCAGCTCCTGCGCCTTGTTGCAATGCGGGCAAATCGCTCGCCACGTCCGAAAGTCGGAATCCTCAAGCAGCGCCCAAATCTTTGACCGGCCCTTGACCGTCGGCGTGGACATCTTGACTTTTACCGCGTTGGAAAAATTGGAGGCGCGTCGATCCGCTAACGCGCATGGGTCGCCTTCTTCGCCTGCTGAAAATGGGTCTGAGTCGATTTCATCCTGTAGCACGACGCGGCACGACGCCCGCCGCAGCCCGCTCGGTGAGTTGGCCCCCGCGATTCGGATAAAACCACCAGGAAAGCTCTTTTGCAAAATCGTGTTTCCGCTGTCACGCGACCTCGCGTCTTGTATCAGCGCAGCCAATACAGGCGTGTCTTGGATCATTGGATCAAGCTTCTCCTTCGAGTAACCCTTTGAGGCGTCAAGCGTCGGGTATTTAACCAAGATCGGCGACGGGTCGGCATGAATCATGTAGCCGATAAGGTTGTTCATCAGCTCGGTTTTTCCAACCTGACTAGCGATGCAAAGGACCGTCTCCCGAACATCCGGCGCGGTGAAAGATTCCATGATTTCGCGCTGGTACGGCACGCGGTCGCACCGATATTTGCCCGGCTCCGACGAAGCGCCACGCGAAAGGATGCGGTATTTTTCAGCCCATTCGGCAACGGTCATCTTCATCGGCCAACGCAGAAACTTCCACGCCCGAACCAGCGCGGCTTTGTCGTTGGCGCGGCAATACTTTTTAATGGCTTGGCTCATTCTGCTTCGCCCTCCTCGCTTTCCCTTTCCGCGCCGTCATCAGGCCCATCGTCCGCGATGCTTTCAAATGCGTCGCGCAGCTCGGTCTCGATTAACTTGGTCGCATCGCCCGCGCTCTTTGCAATCACCACCATCGGGCCAATCCGCGCAGGCATCGCCATGCACTTGCCGCGCAGCCCGCTTAATGCGTTTGCCCACCGCCGCTCAATCTTGGCGATCTCGACGAGCTTGCGCCCCTCCTTCGCCGTAAGCAGCTCGGCAAGGTCTGCGTCCGCTTTCATCTTTCGCGCCTTGTCAGCTTCGTAATCGCCTGGCGCTTCATCGCTTGCCTTCCTCTCGTCGCGGATAAACTCGGCAATCGATTCGCAAGAAATTCGCCCGGGCTCGGGGCGCTTCAATTTCCCCTCTTCGACCATCTGCGTTATGCGCCGATGCGTAACCGTCAAAATCTTGGCCGCTTGTGCAATGGTTATCATGAGTAAGTTAAGCAGGAAACCTAAGATTAAAAATCTATGCCTAAAAAAGCCTCGGGGCTGTGTAAATTCCCTGCGGCATGGCACTAGGCAAAAAGTACCTAGTAAAAAAATTTGGGGGGGGGGGCATTTGCCTATGAACTAGGCAATTTTTGCCGGTTTAACGCCAAGGCCCCAAAGGTTGGGAGGGGGGGGAGGGAGGTGACCGCCTGCCATGATGATGCGCACCCACTTAGGTTTGAGCGAGAGAGTCCGGCGGTTGTTGCGCCGAGCATTGCCCGCGCTTGATTTAATTTTTTGAGAAGTGGTCATGGTTTTTTGGCAGGCCGGACATTATGCGGTTGTTCCGGCCTGTGTGGTTTAAACTAACCAGAGATGAAAGCTCCGCCGCAATCCACGAAAGGTGGATGGTGGATGTGCGAGTGAGGTGCAAGCCTGTTGATGGGTAATTGGCGCTGATTGGGGCAAATTGGGCGCTTGGATGTTTTTGAAATGGCGCGCCAAGTGCCGAGTTTGTGCCTAAAATCGAGCGCAAATGATGCTGCCAAGGCCAAGGTAGCGGGCTGCTTTGATGGTGGGCTTAAAACGCATTTGTTCTATTTTTGGGGGATTTGGCAAAAAAGGTCGGCAAAGCCGACGACGGCGCGAAAGCGCCTTCTCCTTTCCCTTGTTCCCTTGTTCCCTTGTTCCCTTGTTCCCTTCCCTTCCCTTCCCGCAGTGAATGATCACTGATCAATCACGGAGTAATCAGTGAGTCGTCACTGCATTGATATTGGTCAACGACTTGCAAAGGCAAAAAACGGATGGGCTGTTTTTTTGTGGCGTAAAAACGCAAAAATCAGGGGGTGCGGAAAACAAGGGGTTTTGCGTTGGCGAGATTTTGAGCATTTTGGGGGCATGTTGTGAGCACTCAGTGAGGACTCCGTGAGCACTCAGTGAGGACTCCGTGAATGCTCAGTGAATGGCACAAAAAAAATAAACCTAAAATAATTCCAACACATCATTGACCCAAAGCGCTGGGGTCGCCTTTCTCCTCTCATCCGAGCGGGTGGAACTGCAAGGAAACTTGCACGAAACCCGCTCCTAGAGCCCGCCGAATCCTCCACCCGTTCGGCGGGCTTTTCTGTTTTTAGGCTATGCCTTCGGGAAAAACAAACCCCGCTCCCTGCCTTAGTCGGCAGCGAGGGAGAGAAACAAACGGTATCAGGCTTGATCCATAACCGGCCTGATTTAATTCCATGGTGCCAGCAATGGCAGTGAGGACCGTAGCAATGGACGATTGAGGAGAGTGGGCAACTGGTGATGTGTTTGCATGGGCCGTGATAGCCCGATGACGAAGCCAGCCTAGCGGAGTAATCACCCGCCGCCTACTCCCCTCAATCTTCCACCCCCTGAAATGACATGATGCCGTGGGGGCAAGCTACGGAGCGGAGCAATCCGCGTGCATGCAACAGGCTTCCCAGTCCTAAGCGCTTCGCTTTAGACCCGCACATCCCTCCCTTCAATGGGTGAGGTGTGCGCAGACGACTAACCCCGAGCCAAAGCGCTAGGCTTTGATTAGGGCATGGGCTTAATTCTTGGGCTAATTGCGCTGTTCGCCACATTTTTTTCATCGTGTTTTACCTAGGTAAACACGGGTTTTTTAATAAATTTTAGGAAAAAAGCTTGCAATGCGTGGAATGGGATGCATTGTTGGCGACGTAACCAAAAAACACATGAAAAACGAAAAATGGGAAATGAAGTCCGTCCACGGCGCTGATATTGGTGCCCGGGTATGGGACAAGGTAGGACATTGGTCATGGGCCGAGGTATCCGCCCGCAGAATGGCGGCGGCCGATATGATGGCCCGCAACCCCCAGTATACGGCCGCCGAGGTGGCGGAGCAAAGGGCTTTCGCCCTAGACCCTAATCAGGGTTAATCATGAAAAAAAGAAAGAAAAACGTGAGCTTTGAGGCCGAGGACGGGCTGATTGCCCGATTGAGGAAATCGGCAAAGGCCGCAGGGCGCACCTTGTCGGGACACATTCGCTTTGTGCTGGAAATGTCGGAAGCCAAGTCGGAGGTGGCAAAGTGATTGCCCTAGCTTACGCTTTCGCCGCCATTCTCGGCGGCCTGATGGTTGCAGCCGCCTTCGCCGGAAAGCCGGTAAAGGACGCGCTTGACGAAATGCAAAACGATCAAAAGGCGGACTGATCAACCGCACCAATTACCTCAGCTGATCACCGCCCCCCGAATTGCAGCATGTGGAAACGCGATAATACGGGGACAAGCGGAGGCGGCGCGAGGTGCCACTTGACGGGGCCAACCGTCGTAAACTAAAGGCCAACGACCTAGCTGGCGGGCCGCGAAATAAGGCCAGCAAAAAACAAAACCAATGAAATTAACTAAACTGTCGGAATTAGTATCAAGCACCCCGTGCGGCAACAATGAAAGCGTGTCTTATTCTTGGCACACACAAACTAAGGGACAAAATCGAGATAGTTTTGTACTGTACATTTCACAGTACGTTTTAAAGCTCGCCCGATTCCGTGAAAACGATCGATCTGAAATCGAGTTTGGCGAAAGCGAAATAATTATTACTTTAGGCGAAGGTCTTCCATTTTCCGTGAACGCTCGGAAAGAAACGAAAGCGTCAAGACAGATTAAAGTCTCCAGCAAAGGCGTTGAGAGC